CTACACAGCTACGTCAAACGCTAACGAAGCATTCAAGGGCGTCCGAGTTGAGTTATTCACGGCCTTAAGCACTGCGGATACCACCGGTAGTGCCTACATTGCCGATGTCATCGGATCTGTTAACGCAGCCGGTGTCACTACAGAGTATGTCGCAGGTAACTCCAAGTACATCACCTTCAGAATTGATAACGCAGACGACGTATTTGCGCTGGTCACAGAAGGTGCGGCGTACAGCGAGTTAGTAATGCCTGAGCCTACTTACTTCACCCTTACAGGTGGAGATGACGGGCTTGACTCACTGTCAGACGCAGACATTATTGGTCTGGTTGTAGGTAATACGGTTACTGGTATGCAGCTTTTCCGTAACCCGGAAAGCATCGACCTTAACCTTATTATGGCTCCGGGTGAAACGTCACCTGCTATCTTGAATGAGCTTATTGCGGTCTGCGAATTCCGTGGGGACAGCATGGCTATCCTTGATACCCCGGATAACTACTCAGTACAGCAGGCCGTTGATTGGCATAACGGGTCAGGTGCGTTCTCTGACCATCAGTCGTTCTCAAGCAGCTACGCTGCTATGTACTACCCTTGGATTCAGATCTACGATGCGTACAACGCAGTCAATGTCTGGACCCCGCCCAGCGGCCATGTGTCAGGCGTATACGCCTATACTGATTTCATCAGCGAAACATGGTTTGCGCCTGCTGGATTTAACCGTGCCCACATCGTAGCTGGCCTTCAGGTCCGCTACAGCCCTGATCAGGGTGAGCGCGAGCTTATGTACGGTAACGGCAATGCACTTAACCCCATCGTACAGTTCCCCAAGGACGGCATCACAGTCTGGGGGCAGCGCACTCTTCAGAGAGCGCCTACCGCTCTTGACCGTGTCAACGTTCGTAGGCTTCTACTCTACATGCGTAAGGTAGTTGCTACCGCAGTTAAGTACCTTGTGTTTGAGCCTAACGACCCAATCACTTGGAGAACATTCATCAACTTAGTTACACCGTTCTGCCAGACAGTACAGAGCCGCAGAGGCCTCTATGACTTCGCAGTCGTGTGCGACGAGACCACAAATACCCCGGACCTGATTGACCAGAATACGATGGTCGGCAGAATCTACATCAAGCCCACTAAGGCTGCTGAAATCATCAACGTAGACTTCGTCATCTCCAACACAGGTACCAGCTTCTCTGAAGAAGTATACTAACCTATAAAGGCAGGAGGGGTAAATTGCCCCTCCTGCCTTCCCACCAAAATCAGGAGGATTTAAAGCAATGGCTAATTCCAGAGTTACAGCAAGACACCTTGCTGAGATGAAGGGCGCTTACGAACCTCAGCGTACCTTCGATTGGGTAATCAACTTCCCAATACCTAAAGCAGGAGAAATTACACTAGCAGTAGAATCCGCATGGATGCCTACTGAAATGAACGAACCAATTGAACTACACTACGGAAACGAAGTTCAGTACGTAGCAGGTAAGGCACGTTGGGAGTTCGGTCAGCTTGTTATTCGCGACATGGTTGACAAAGACATTGCACAGGCTCTAGCAGACTGGCGCAAGACGGTATACAACCCACAGACAGGTCAGATTTTCTTTGCTGCAAACTACAAGGTCATGGGAGACCTTATTCTTCTTGACCCAACAGGTGCGGGAGACCGTGTCTGGAAGGTAGAAGGACTGTGGCCCTCACAGGTAAGCTTCGGATCTATTGACTACACACAGAACGACATCGTTCGTCTACAAGTTACAATCGCGTTTGACCGCGCTTATCGCGCAGGTGGACGTGGTGGATCTGCCGGTGGTTCATCCGGTGGTTTCAGCATCTAACCAACACCCTCGCCAGATATCTTATCAGCCCCTTTAGGCAACTAAAGGGGCTGATACTGCCTTGTTTTCTCACCTTCCGCGCATAGTATAGCGGAGTATACTACACAAACACAAAGGAGTTGTTTTTCATGTCAAAACCAATAGAGCTACTTACTCTCCCGTCGAAAGGGCTTTTATACGAGGGGCGAATTCCTGACGGCTTGGTGGAGTACCACCCGATGACCGCCAAAGAAGAAAAGTTTCTAGCAGGCGGATTTAAAGACGGTAATGCGATTATAGACGCTATTATTAAGTCTTGCATACCTTCTTTAACAGTTCCGATAGATGACTTACTCATAGGGGATAAATTCTTCATAATGCTAACCATCCGGGCGGCATCTTACGGGTCTAGCTACGGCATGGAGATCAAGTGCCCGGAGTGCGATAAGAAGTTCAGACACGAGCTTGATCTAGGGTTTAGCGAAGGGTCAGACGAAGATGAGTCGTTTAGTATTAAAGTGCTGGAAGACGGAGCCAAGGAACCTTTTGAGATTACTCTTCCTAAATGCGGCGACGCAGTTCAATTTAGACTTTTACGTGGGTCTGATGAGAAATCAATATCTAAGCAGATAGACAGAGAGATGCAGGTTAGAAACAAAAAAGACGGTAACCCAGCCTACATTTATCGTCTAGCTCGACATTTGGTTAGTGTTAACGGTGAAGAACTAGACCCTAAACAAGCCAGAGAGTACATCGAAGACCTTATCGGATTAGACTCCGCTGCTTACCGTCAGGCTATTGATGACGTAGACGTAGGCATAGATACCTCCTTTACAGTAGATTGCCCTAGGTGCAATGAGGAGTTTGAGGGGGTTCTGACTATGGGACCGGAGTTTTTTCGCCCTAAGTTCTGAGGTATACAATGAGGTGCAAGAGCAAATTTTCGCTCTGACTTACTACGGTCGGTTTAACTCAGACCATGTAGAAAACATGATAACAAGTGAAAGGCAATGGTTCTATAACCGTCTTGTAGAAGAGAAAGAAAAAGAACAGCAAGCCCACAAAAAGAGTATCTAATGGCTAAAAAATCAGTCAGCGACCAAGCTATAGGGTTTACCCTTAAGGTAGAAGCTGGGTCTTCCATAGAAGACCTTAAGGATCTTGATTCTCAGTATAAGCGCCTTGAACGTACCATTAAACAAACGGCTGAATCGTTTGTCGATGAGACCAACAGGATGCTTAACTCCGCGTCTAAACTAAAAGAAGCGGGGCTGTCAGGTACCCAGTTTGGTGCGTCTACAGGTATGGGTGGGGAAAGCGAAAGCAGCGGCGGCTCAACCACGACTACAGGAGCAACTATGGAGGCTGGCGCAACCATCTCCATAGTTGCTCTTACTGCTTTAGTAAAAAGCGTAATTAAAGTTCTAAAATCACAAGGGTACAAAGTAGACAGCCTAAAAGAAGCTGCATCTGTCACTGCTGACAAGCTATCAAGCTCAGACTACGAAGGCATTGAAAAAGAAGATTTACAGAGCGCATTTTCAAAAGCATTAGCTTTAAGGAGCGGGGCAGGAGGGATAGGAGTAGATACAAAGCTGGATAACTTCATAGAAGATCTAGACTCTGTACTGAAGCAGAATCACCCAGAGTCATTCATGGAAAGCATCGTTGGAAGCGGAGGCAGAGACAGTTCCTACGCTCCAGAGAAAGTGGATGAGCTAATAACAGAGTTAAACACTCTGGCTAAAGGTATGCTCAAGCAAGAAACGGAACAAACAGTGTCTGGCCCCGGAAACATCGGCACTGGGGGTAAAGCAGCAGCTGAAGTAACCAAAGCAAAGTCGGGTATAAGTACTAACATGGAACGGGTGCAGGCTAAATATGCGCTTAAAGATATGTTAGGGTCTAGTGAAACAGGGGATACAGCAGGAAAAGCAGCCACCATCACTAAGTCAGTAGTAACTGGAGACAGTAAAGGGCTGGCTGACTCGTTCGGTAAAGTAGGGGTGGGTAAGTTAGGTGAACTAGCTGCGTATGGGGCGGCTATGGCGTATGTAGCCAGTGAGTTTGAAGACTTCCAAGAAGCCTTTATAAAGTTCTCTAAAGCCACAGGAGTGGTGGAAGAAGACTTAGGCAAAATAACAGACCAGATGATGAAAACGTCTTTAGCCACCGGAAAGTCAATCGAAGAAGTAGCAACAGCCTACACGGTACTATATCAAAGTGGCGTAGGCGCAAACGAAGGGCTTGGGGAACTAGCTGAAACTTCAGTTAAAGTAGCTACTATATTCGGTGAAACTAACGCGGACGTTGCAGCATTTTCAGCCACCTTGAGTAAGGGGCTTAGAATGTCAGTGAAGGACACCGAAAAGGTCATGGCCTCTATGATAGGGGTTGCAGCCAGAGGCGGTGTAACTTTCGAGCAAATGAAGGACAACATAGAAGACGTAGCTGAAGCATTGAAGCCACTTCAAGGACTTATGCAGGATGCGTTAAAACCGGACATCCTTAATAAAGTAGCCGCTGCTACAGCTACCTTCTCTAAGAACTTAGACGATACGTCAGCAGCTGCGGACTTAGTTAAAGCTGCGCTTTCTTCTTACTCTAACGAGCAAGCAGGACTGATGATGTTAATGCGAAAAGGTGGCGCAGACATAGCTAGCAACATGGAAATGCAGCAGATGGCAGCTGAAAATACGGAAGAGATATGGGTGTACGCATCTAGAGGTATTAAAGATTTCCAGAAGCAATACGCACACATGGGAGCAGGATGGGCTAAGTTTGCAGCGCAAGTATACGGCATATCGGAGCAGCAAGTACTGTCACTCTCCCGTATGACAGAGGAAGAGCTACAAAAGAATATAGACGCTGGTAAAAAAGCACAGACCGCATCTGCTAAAGCCATTAACGACAGATACGCTGAAGCAATCAGCACTTTAAGCGAGCTTAAAAATCAGATTACAAATGTATTCAAGGTGTTTTTAGCCTACGTAGGTGCTCCTATATTTAAAGTGTTGTTACTCACGTTCAAGGGTATTAATGCAGTGCTACGTGCTATCCCAGCCCCTATGATGAAAATGGTAGGTCTTGCTGTCGGGCTTGGTCTTGCGATGAAAGGGGTATATGCCACCGCTAAAGCAATAAAAGCTTTGGAATTAGGATCACTGTTCACCGGAATGCTGAAGTGGAAAGGTGCAGCAGCAGCAGCTACCACTACAGGAGCGGGGGAGGTGGCAAAAACCGGTCTTAAAGCAGGCATAGCAGCCACTGTAGTGGATAAGGTAAAAGGGGTAGCTGAGAAAGCTAAAGGGTTTAGCAAAAACATCGTAACTAACCTAAAGAGTAAAGTCCCGGTAAAAACCGGCCTAATGGGTGTGCCTAGAGAGCCTGTACTTATTGCCAGAGGCACCAACCAAGCTCAGATACTTAGAAACGTAGGTAAAGAGATCGGAAACCTAACAAAAGGACAGATGCTAAGGGGTCTTATAAAGACCAACGTAGTAATAACCTCTATAGTCCACGTGGTTACTACTATGTTTAAAGCAATGCATAAGATGTTTACGCTGAAAGGGATAGACGACAAACTAACCCCCTCTGTAGAAGCTTTGTACGCTACCTTCAACCAGTTCAAAGGTATAGCAGACAACTTTAATAAAATGTTGGATTCTATATTTTCAGGAGATTTTACAGGGGCTGAAGGGTTAGTGGAGAGTATTGTATCCTCTTTTGAAACTGCCTTAGAAGAGCTACCCGATAAAATATCAAAATTCTTTGAAGAACTACCAGAATACATTACGAAAGTATTTGAGGATGAAGACTCTATAGTGGAGTCTCTAGGTTCTTTTTTTGAAAAGGCGTTTGAAGCTATATTTTCAAGCTCTGACCTTGTGTACGCCATAACAAAAGGCCTAGCTAGATCTTTTTTAGCTATAGGTAAGTTCATCAATAAGATGATGTTTGACACGATGGTTAAAGTTGGTAAAAACTTAGTAGCGTCTATAATAAACGTAATCATACAAACTTTATTTGATATGGCAAGAGCTATAGTCAAGCAATTAAGTAAGATACCGGGGCTAGGGTTTCTACTTAAGGACCACGATCAAGGCCTTAAGCTGCTGGAAGAAAGCACAGGGATGGATATTGCTTCTTCTACTAAGGCGTCAAGAGAAGCAACAGCTGCAACAGAAGCAACGCCTACGGGCCTGCTGAAAACAGGGATGTCTTTTGCAGGAGGGGTAACGGACCTAGCAAAAGAAAAACTACTGAAAGCAGGAAAAACAGAGACACCAGAGGAAGGTGAAGCTGCTGTCCGTACAGCGGAAGCAAGCGAAAGGCAAGAAGAGCTACTAACTCAGATGGTTGCATACATGCAGCAGATGTCTAAGAACGGCAACGGTAAAATGACCAAGGGTATTAATTTAAGATCCGCCACAGACATGGATCTAGCGCAAGCTAGCCCCGGAGGCTAAAGTTGAGCGAAGCTCCTAGGTTGATAGAAAAAGATTGTTTCTTGCGTGTAGCAGGAGGCGGCGGAACTATTTACTTTCAAATGATGCCAGAGATAACAGACAGTAAATCCGTTAACTGGAACATGGTAGACGTAGTAGGAAGGTCACACCCGCTGTTAGGGTACACCTCGTCTTCTTGCAGAACGTTCAGCTTCTCTCTAGAGTTTTTTGCACATGCATCCCAAAGGGACAACAGGCCTATAAGCCAAATAAAGCAAGAAATTGATTTATTGATGTCGTTGACCTACCCTGATTACGGATCAGGTAGTGTATTACCCCCTAAGAAATGCATACTAAAGTTAGGCAACATGGTAGTGTTTCCTGTTGTAGCCCAAGACATATCTGTAACGTACCACACGCTATGGGATAAAGCCTCCGGTCTTCCTATCCACGCAAGCGTATCTTGCACGTTCATAGAAGCGCACAACAACCCAATCTCTTACACCCAAATAAAGTCAGGGTCTAGGATGACTTCACTATGACAACTGAAGAACGCACAGAAGTAAAAAAAGCTACCCGTGCTACCTCGCACAACCCTAGATGGTTGAACCACTCAGTGTACTTGAATGACACGAAAAATAAAGAGTTTTTTGAAACATGGAACGTCCCTGTGTTTGAGTTTAGTGAACGGGACAAATACCATACTATAGAGTCAGGTGAAGAAGGTATACGAGGACTAGCCTATATTGCGTATGTACACTACAGGCAACCCGAATTATGGTGGGTTATCGCCACGGCAAATAACATATTTATCCCTACAGAAGAAGTAGTTCCCGGCGTGGAAATAAGAATACCTTCCTATCAAACAGTTCTGCGTAAGCTGGTGTAACATGGGCCTAACACCTACTTCTTACGTAGAGACCCCGCACGTAGCCTTTGTTAGGTTTTTTCTAGGTGATGAACTCCTAACCTTAGACGCAAACAGCCAACCTAACAACTTTGTGTCTTTCTCGATGAGCCGTGGATTGAACCACATGCTAACCTTTTCATTGACCGTGGTTGATCCTGAGTGGAGCAGAATAGAAAGAATATTAGCTAGATCTGTGCAAAGCAAAAAGGGACAGGGGTGTACGTTTCAGTTTGGGTATGAAAATGCAGGTGGGGTTACTTCAAGGCTTTACACAGGGATAGTTAAACAAGCAAGCCCTTCTTTTTACGTAGATGGTATTCAATTCGTGTTAGAAGGAGTAGGGGATTTAGGCCCTTCCACTCTTAGAAAGTCTTCAAAGTCTTATCCTAACCAGATAGACAATGGAGGCCCGGATGAGTACAAAATAATTTCAGAGTACGTGAAAGACATTGCTAAGCGAAAAGGGTGGACCTGTTCAGACGAAACCGTTCACAAAACTAAAGAATTAAAGTCTTTTCACAGGTCTGATACCACAGAGCCTGTGAACTTAAGGTTCATGCAGAACAGAACAGATGAGTATACCTTCATACGGTCCCAGCTTGCCCCTAGAGCCGTAAGAGAGAAAGATGATGTGGCTGGTTATGTGTTCTATATAGACAACGTCAACGGGGATAAAATATGTCATTTCCACCCTCCTGACTACACACAACCTTACGGTAGAGAATTCATTTACATGAGAGAGCCTAACTCTGAAGTTCTATCTTTTTCTGTGGAAATACCGGGGGAATCCTATCTACAGCAGCTGGACGGACTCTCAGACGTAGCTATTCCTTTAGTAGACGCCTTTACAGGGTACATGAAAACACTGACGTTGAACGACAAAAATACTCCAGAAAAAACACAAATAGCAGGACAAAAACAAGCCAAGCGTCCTTTTGTGTCTACCCCCGGAATACAGGCCTTTGCTTCTGTAAAGAACGTACCGTGTGAGAACGAGCTTATTGCAGAAGCAATAGCTAGAAACTACTACTATAAAGGGTATTATATTCAGCTTAACGCTACATTAGTTATAGTAGGTGACGACAGGCCTGATATAGACCCCGGAAAGATAATAAAAGTGCTAATTGCAGACGTAAATCAAGCACCACACCACACTAGTGGTAACTATATGATAGTGGACAAAAGCGATGAAATCCAAGGAGGTATTTGGACCACTACCTTGAGTCTAACTAGAGACGGATTTACGGGAGCCGGGGAAGCATGGGTAGGTAATAAGAATACATCATGAGAAAAAAAATAGGTAACTCCATCAACAACTCATACGAGTTAGAGTTTGATAAGGTAGGACACGGCCCTAAAAATTATCTTTTTGGGATATATAAAGGTGTCGTGGTGGACAACAGAGACCCTACTTCTTTAGGCAGGTGTAAAATACGTGTATACCAAATGCACGGGGATGAGATGGCTACCCCGGATGAAACCTTACCTTTTTCAGCGTACATGTCTCCTGAAGCAGGTACAGACTCTGGTTCTTTTACACCTCCCGACGTAGGGTCTAGAGTGTGGGTGATGTATGAGCAAGGGGACATAAACAGCCCTGTTTACACGGGCGGGTGGTTCACTCAAAATTCTGGAAGCCCAGACGAGCCAGAAAGCAAGCAAGCGGATAAAGTTAAAAGTAAGGGCGACAAAGCAAAAGACGACGCAGCTAAAGGTAAAGAGGCAGCTGACCTTACTCAAACAACAGCTAACTCACTTGGTGGGGCAGTAGACAAAGGAATACAGGCTGCTGAGAAAACTGAAGAAGCAGCGGACAGTGTATCTGACGCTATAGACGAAATAATAAACACGACTCCTACTAGTGCAACAAGCGGAGACGACATACCTGATGCGACTAAGCAAAAATTCAACAACTCCGCTTTAAAAGTAAACGCTGCGAAAAAAGAAATAGATGCAGCTAAGGACAAAGTAGCGGTCAGTCAGGAAGAAGTGGATACCTGCTTATCTACTGCTTCGTCTACCGAAGCAAGTATAGAAGAAAGTAATTTAGAGATAGGTAGATCTTTATCCAGCATTGTAAACTCTTCTCAGGTAACGTCCACTACCTTAGTTGAGGCTAACAACGTAAAATCAGCAACCAAAATAGTTGAATCGAGCAGCACTACCTTAGGCGCGTCAAAGAACAATAAAGAAACAGGCGAGCTTATGGTTGCTCCTGTAACCTCCCTTGGGGTAACTGTTACAGATTTAGACACACAGCACACTGTAATCAGTGGCGCTGTTGCTTCTATCTCTTCCCTGCTGGGTTCAAGCTGGGACTATTCTAGTTTCTTAAACACGCTGACAGGTCATAAAACAAATACAGCAGCAGCAGGCAGTAAAGTAAAGGACACAATACAGCCTAGTTTAACAGATAGAAAAAAAGAGACAGACGACTTAATAGCTAAAGCTATAGACGTTGTAAAAAAAGCAACGCTAGCTAAAAACGATTCTAAAAAAGCAGCGGCTGGCGTTAAGAAGAAAATAGCAAAAACAGCAAACAAAAAGTATGACGACCCTGTGTCTTGGGCTAAAAGACCCTACGACTGCAACGATGAATCCAACCAAGTGGAACCGGGGCATGAAAGCCCTGTAGAAGCCCAAGCAATGGCATCTAACGTACCCTCCATGAAGGTGCTTAAAAAAACAGGTAAGGGTCACGCCATTTACTTTAACGACATGGACTCAAAGGAGTCTCTAGCTATTGTAGATAGGGCCGGTAACGCATTGTATATGGACTGCCCTGTTCCTAGCGTGAATAACGCAGGTAACGCTCTACAAAGAGGATCAAAGACCGCGCTTACAGGGGATGCCCTTGAGCAAAGAGACATGCGAGACGGAGGGTCTAAGATAGGCTTAAAAGATCAAGCTCAGTCTAAGATCGAATTAGACTCCAGAGAGGGCGCTGAAAAAATTATAATCATAGCTAACGACGGACAACAAAGCGGAGTAGAGAACGGTAAAAACAGACAAGTAATAACTGTATCATCTGGTGGAAATTCAATAACAATTGAGTCTATTAAGGGTGGAGACGTTAAGTCTAAAATAGTCGTAGATGCTAACTCTGGTGCAGTTCAAATAGAGGCGGCTACTTGCGTTCAACTAAACGCAAAGTTCATTAGTATCAAAGCAGACCATATTAACTTAGACGGTAGAGTTAACATCAACGGAGACGCTACAGTGGCAGGAAGATTCACCGGAGGTAACACTTAATGAGCGTACAATCTAAAATTGATTTCTACCGCACTAAAGAGGGAGGAAATCAATATAACATGGTTATAAAAGATGAGGCAGGTGACGCCATTATCCCAGATGGGGTAAATGTCTCTTTTTATAACTGCAAGATAGGTAAGCTAGAAGCTAATAAAAACAATGCTATCTACATAGGCGGCGGGGACTCAATAGTTAAAGGTACCCTGAAGCAAGTAGGTGGTTCTTTCGTAGCTGACGGAGTTATTTTTAAAGAAAAAGTACACTTTAAAGAAGGAACACGTATTGTAAAAGCAGAAAAGTGTTATTTTAAGAAAGAACTATTAATAGAAGAAAACTGCTACGGTGACTTTTATAACTGCGACATATCCGGGGCAGGGGAATACGGCATAAAGACTACAGAAAGATCTAAAATAATCTTATCCTCCTGTAAGGTACGAGATAGGGAAAAGGCTATGTTAGTTCTGTCCGGGTCTGCCGTTGACTTTGTAAATTCTTCAGTGTCTAAGACAAACGTTAGAGGAATAAGGTTGGAAGGTAATTCTTTTTTAAACTCTAATAACTCATCAATCGCACCTACTAAAATTGCAGTAGAAAGCTATGACCGGTGCCAAATAACTGTTAACGGCGGGTCCATTGACGGCGGCAGTTATGGAGTGTATCTAGGTAACGGAGTGAGGTTTAACGCGCAGGGGGCTATGATTAAAGGCAACACAGCCATCCATGCAAAACAAAACTGCATTCTGGATGTGTATGGTGGCGATGGGATCATGGGGAACGTTTACGGTATCGAGCTATTAGAGAACTGCAAAGGTACTGTTATAGGGACGAAACAAATAAAGTCGTCTGGCGCTACTGCGATTAAGCTTGAGGATGGCTGTTCCTTGACCTGTATAGACGTTCCTATCATTCAAGGCATGGGGGCTAAAGGGGCAGAGATTAGCCAAAACAGTAACCTTGAGTTGGTGTCCAAAGGTAGCGCAGAGATCATAGGCATCACCGCAGGTGCTGAAGCCAGCGAGGGGAGCAAGCTCACGATCAACAGGTACAAGAACGTGCAAGGTCTTGGTGGAGATGGAATTGTACTTGACCAAGGGGCTAAGTGCCACCTGTCTAAAGTAAAGGACGTAC